CCATCAGCTCCTATAGGCAAAGAAAGGTTGTTTTCATACCATACATCTGGAAGCGCATCTGAGGGCATTGTCTCAAAAGCAATAGTACTTGAGTATCTTATTACCTCTATATTTACATTTACAATTGCTCTTCTCTCCTTAATTCTTGAAGCACTAGCGCAAGCGTCAGGACCGGTTACCATTAAAAACTTTTGTCCTGTAGAAGTGTTTTCGTAAAATTGATAGTAATTGGTTAAATCAGATGTTTGAATATCAGATATTGTAGGGTCAGAAGTTCCTGTAACTAATGTTGAAAGGTACACATTTGTATATCCTTCAGGACTAGTAATGCTATCATCTACAAGAAAAGTCGCAATATTATCTCCATCCCACCAAGATTTAAAATCTGTATAAGTTTCAGTAGAAACAAACTCAGCGTTAAATATATTTGAACGAGATGGACAACCACCTCTACCAGTTCTTTTTTGAGATATTTCAATTTTAATTCTACTCCCCGCAGGTATAGTGTAATCTATATAAGAAGTAGCTCCTGTTCCTGATGGATTTGTAATATTTACAGGATAGTTTACTAATGGATTTTCCCATTTTACATCTGCAGTATCTTCACGAGGCCCTGGAATTACAAACGGACCTCCAGTGCTAGTGTCTGTTACTATAGAAAAGTTATTGGGGTTTAGTTTCATGTATGGCCCAGAAGGAACAAATATATTTATAGGGTTACCACTAACTGGGTCAGTTTGCCCAGTGGGTATAGTTAAAAATCCTTCTTCTTTTACTTCCTTTTCTAAAACAGTAGTGTATACACAATTTTGAGTAGGACCATTAACATCTGACTTTACTATAAGTCTGTCTCCATCTTCTACTTTATTTGCATTTTCCCCTTCTAATAAAAAATAGGCAGCGTTACTTCCTGGGTCTTCAAAATATATATTGCTATATATACTCTCATAATTTTCCTCATCTGGCTTGATAACAAACTTATATCTAGTAGCCCAAGATGGAGCTCTCTGTGTAGTCGGTATAGTGACTTGTATTGAGTTTTTTGTTGCCGAGTTAGCGCAAGGTATCTGAATGGTATTATTTGGGCTTACAAGCGCTGTAGATGAACGATTAAAATCATCCATATACACAATGCCAATCTCATATCCTCGATTACTATGAAGGCTCGTTGGATTTGCTACCTTTTGGTAAAACGCCTGGGCAAAATTTATAGAATAATATTCATAAACGTTATCAATAAAAATTGGAGAGCCTGCGTTTGGTGTATAAGCCATGGCTAATACCTGTATACCTATTTGAGTGCTACCAGGCGTAGCTATTACCGACAAAGGTTGGTTGTTCGCTGTTATACCACTTTGAGATTTAGTTAGAGAATCTAAATTTTGAGGTAAAGCACAATTAAATTGGTCTGTAAAAGTTGTTCCTGTACAAGAGTTTGCAACAGTTTGAATATTAGCGGCAGTTCCTATACGTTGTAAAAAATCTGCGCTTGTCGCTAATTCATAAACAGAGCCATACGAAGTAGGAAGAATATATGTAAAGGCTAAATCTACATTTGTAGTTGTTTCTGTAGGCAAAGGTGTCTGCCCACCAAAAGGGCGAGCAAATTGATTATGTTCTAATTTTAAATCTAAAGTAATTGCTGCTCCAGCAACTAACTCAACGCCATTTAAATCAACATATACTACAGAATTAGGAACTGTAACAGAAGTTGTTTGCGTGTCTGGTATTGTATAATTACCAGTTACTGTAGAATTTTCTAAAGTTGTATTGCCTATTTCCTCAGTAACTAGATTAGCCGAATATTCAAACTTAACCGGAGCGTTTGTAGAGTCCACTAAGTCGTATCCTTCTACATAGTTTCCATATATAAGTCTATTACCCATTACTGTTTGAGCTTTAGCCAACAATGGAACGTTATCGTAAAGTCTTAATATTTCAGACTCAGGAAGAATAGTAAATATTTTGCTATTGCTAAAAGTATATGTGTACTCTTGGTTATTACCATATCCTAGGTCATTCTTGTTTAATTTCTCAATAACCTTTATAGTAGAGGTATTAGATTCTTTAAACAGTAAATCTATGCCAACAACAAGCGGTCCTCCTGAATTAAAAGTAATAATACAGGCGTTTGTTGAGTTGGTCATTCCCTCATTTAGATAGCTGTTAAAGCTAAAATCAAAAGGGTTAGGAACAAATGAAGGCTCGCTAAATTGTGATGTAGCTGAATACTCACCATTAGCATATTTATATCTATACGCAAAGCTTATGAATCGCTCTTCTAAAAAATCATCCTCTCCTGCAGTAGTTATTGACTGTATAGCAGGAGCGCTTACTGGTGGTCTTTTTATAACCAGTATAGATTCAGCAGAAAATTGGTCTAAATATGAAGCCATTCTTATGTATTAATTGTATATGTCACATTATTAGTTAGTGTCAGCCCATTTATAATAACCTCTCCTATAGACTCTGGTTTCTGACTATCTCCATTCCCATCAATATAAGTAGGTAACAAGGCGTCTGAATAATTAGCAGACCACGTTCCACTACTTCCATCGCTACCTGTAATAGTTCCGCTTAAACTTCCCACACCTGGATTTCCAATTCCAGATACATTTACAAGTCCAATTGTAGTTTTGCCAGCGCCTGAATTTCCGGCAGAATCAAAAACAAATTGGCCTAAAGCTAATGTGTTAACATTTCCGGCTCCCTGAATAGCAAATCCTTTTGTGGAGGAAAATAAATTAGTTTGATAACAATCTACTCCAGGCAAAGGTATTTGAGTTGTTGTAGGGCTAACTCCAATCCCAAAAGCTGGAATGCTAGTAGGACATCCAGCCAATGTTGCCGTATGATATCCGATATAAACACTGCTGCCTTCATTACTTTGTCCAGCTGTAAATATCCATCCATTAGAAAAAACAGGACCTGGACTAGGCGTAGGCGTTGGGCTAGGCGGAGTGGGAGTAGGGTTAATGTTTATTGGATTCGCATAATTCTTTTTTATATTAATAAATCTAGGTGGATTGTAATTGTCTGTAAAAAACAATAAATCTCCCACTATATCTACACCCGTTATAAGATATGATGGATTAAAGTTTAATGTTGTATTTATCCCTGAGCCATCATCAATGCTAATTATGTGGTAAATAGTATCATTAGTCTTTACATTGTAAGAAACAATTAAGTCTAACTTACCAGTATCTCCCTCGACAAAAGTTGGGTCGTGAACAAACCAATAAATAGCATTATTAGAACCATCTTCAAATGCACCAATACATCTAGCGCCAGAACTTAAAGGTATATTATTTAAAAACTGCAGTGAGCTAAGTCTTGAATTACCCTTAGAATTTTCAACAGAACCAATCTCAGAAGCCTCTGTAGAACCTAGCCTTACATTTAAAGCATCTACATATTCTCCATTAGGAATAAGCCTTTCATCAAGGCTTTTATTCATACGTCCTGCAATAAAATTTCTTTGAATGTTTGCCATTTTATTTTATCCACTTATTCTGACCTCGTAGATTCATTAGTAATCTACCCGGATGAATATTACTTAATCTTATTTTTGCGTTTCTTAAAAGAGAAGACTTGTCTTTTCTAGCTCTGTTTACTACATATTCCTGAACATTAAACTTGCTGTTTAATATTTCGTACTTGATAGCAGCATAAATGTATTCTTCAAAAAGTTTATTTACAGTAACTAAGGAATCATTTCCGCCTTCCATACCATCAGAAATATATTCTAAAACACAATTTTCATTAAGCATTGTGGAATCAAAATTAATAACTCCAGCTTTTTTGTCTATTCTGTAAGTAGGGTTTGCATTTGCTGTTTCAGTATTTAAACCATAACGTGCGCCTATACTGTAATCAGAATACCAATTAGCTTCAGAGTTTTCAGAAGCATCGTCTTGTGCATTATTTTGATTTAAATATATACTATTTTGCTGACCGCTTTTTCTTTCAGTGTCTAAAGTAGATGCGTCTGTAACTACCGTGCCGTCACCATTAAAACTCAATGTTCCTGTATTACTTTGCAGATATGATACTGCTGAATTAACTTGTATATTTTCATTAAGAGGTCTAAGCCACCCATCTTTATAGAGAGACAATCTAACCCAATTAACATAATCAGATGGTAACACAAAAGTTAAGTTGTCATATACAGTTAGCTCTAACGCTTTTATTTCTTTAAATGCATCATAATTTAGCTCCTGTATTGCTCGCTTAGCGTAAAATAATATCTTATACCTTTCTTCATTATTAACTAAAGAATGATTTCCGGTGTACATTAACTGAAAGTTATTTACTATATCCTCTAAGCTAACGTACTGATAAGAACCCCAATTTGCATCGGTAGGAGCAGCTCCGCCATTTTCATAATACTGATATTGTGATAAGTATGCCATTATTGTTCTTGAGTTTCTTGTTGTTCTAGTGTTGCACCAAATCTGTAAACGTCACCCTCTCTAATTGATACACCTGTATATTGTAATATTCTAGCGACTAAATTATTTCCATCATCTATAGGTAATTCAAAGTCCTGATAGTCTGATTGAGACTGGTCAAATATTGGTTCTCCACCTGTAAGGGATATGTAGGTCCACTTAGGGTCTTTTGGGTATCTAATGTATTGAGAAACGACTCTGCCCACATCGGTTATTGTAGATGGATGTAAAGTTAAAGATAAACCCTCTTGATTGTATGCCGGATAAGTAGTTGTTGGCGCAGTAAGCATTGACTTATTAAGCATTGTTATTTTGTTGTTGTGCACAAATTCAGCCTCGTTTTTTAAATTACTTGGCTTATATACTGAATAAGATAATCCAAAGCTTGTCAAAGAAGCTATGTTTACCTGTAAAGATGTTTGACTAGTAACGGCAACAACTTTAAAATTAGTTACAACTGAGTTTGATATAACTACAGAAACAACATCACCAACAGACACACCATCTGTTTGAAAGGTAGCTGTTGAATCAACTAAAAAATTACCTCCGTTAATTCCTGTGGTTACACCAGATGAAGTAACATTACTATATATCAATATCTTGTTTAGTAAATAGTATTCATGACCAGTAGTTGCGCTAGTAGGCGCACTGTAAGTATTGTCATATAATTTAGATAAACTGCTAGTAACAGAAAAAGTATCTATAACTTCTTCATATCCTTTAGTTATATCAGCATATCCTGTTCCAGAAACTCTTGAGTTTTCTTTATTTACTTGACTGTTGTATCCCAAAAAATACTCATCAAAAATATCTAATTGAGCTTGTTTTGCAAATAGGTTAAAATCTGATGGTGATATATAACCGTAGTTATTCTTGTTGAGGATAGCTAAAACTGTATTTCTAACAGAATTTATCATCGGTTTCTTTTTTACAAAGATAAGCAAAAAAAAAGAGGCCAATTATTTTGACCTCTCTTTACATAAAAGCTTTATTTTTAATTTTCTAGCATTTTTTCTAGCATTTTCAACGCCTCTATGCCATCGTCACTTTGTAGATATGAAGCCACAATATACATTGGGTCTTCTCCAAAAGGAACAGTTAGCATTTTAGTTTTATTAGAAGAAGTATTATACCATACTTCTTTTTGTTTATTTCTAAAACTTAACAATCCTTTGTCAAAAAATAATTGAACATTAGATTGTAATTTAAGCATAGGGTCATTAACCATTTTCATGAATGAGTAAGGGTCGTTTTTAGCGTACACTAAAACATCTCTCCTCAATTCTGAAGTACTAACCTTAGAAGTGTCTCTTCCTAAAAGAACTCGTGCAACATTTTCTAATTGGTCTACACTTAAAGACTTAGCTTCAATCAAAGCATCAACCTCTAAATTCAACTGTTCAACAACTTGCTGAGCGTCTTTTTCTTCATTTACCTCAACATATTTTTTCCCGTTAAGAGGGTGATAATACAAAAACTCTTGAAGAACAGGATTTGTTTTAGGAACTCTTAAAAATCCATCAACAAAATCAACAGGCTCTCTAACTACGTTTCCGTCTTGTTCGTCTTCAAAAGGTGATTTCTGATTAGAAGAATATCGAAGAACTCGGTTAACACCTTTTTCTTCATCAAAATATAAAAGTGGTTGTCTTCTTGAGCCACTCGCTGGAAGTAAATATGATAGCGGAGCGGAATCTCTTGTTAGCTTGTAGACCTTGTCTACTAATACTTTAGTTTTTTTCATTATATAAGATTTAATTAAATTTAAAAAAAAGGGAGGCGGTTAAACCTCCCTTAGTAAATACTACTCTTGGAATAAGAAGAAGTTGTTTGCACCTAAAGTACATACAGCTCTCTCAGACAAGAAGTGAACTTCCATAGCGTCTAAGCTTGAAGTTGCAGCACCGCCAGCAGAACCTGTAATCCAAGTTTTGTAACGTCTGTCTTCAGTCTCAGAAGCACGGTAACGAACGTGTAAGAATGGTCTCTTAGCGTTTTTACCTAAAATCTGGTCGTATACTGTAGTAGAACCAGCTGGTACTAATAGTCCGTTTACACGTCCTGAGTTAGCTCCAGTAGGAAGACCACCACGCATAGTTGGGTCATTTAAGTATTTCCAGTCAGACTTGTAGAAGTCATATCCTCTACGGAATCCTGTGAAACCTAAGTTTAATGCCATGTCTTTATCATTGTCAAATAAACCATAAGATGTTCCACCAGCTCCATAAGAGTTTTGAGCAGCTAACATATCATCGATGTCAAAACCAAAGTCTCTATCTACGAAAATAACATTCTCTTCGATTGAACCTTGCTTGTCTAAGCGAGAAATGATTGCGTCAAAATCTGCAAGTGCAGCAGGATTTCCTCCACCCCACACATTACCACGATTTTCTACAACGTAGAAGATACCTTCAGAACCTTTGTTTCCTACATCTCCTGCAGCAGCAATAGCTCCTGAACCAGCCTCAGCAGGTACAGCTTCAATCATTGCAGTCTCTAGGTAGTCGTCAAAACGTAAACGAGTTTCGTGCTCAGACTTCAAATACCATAGGTATCCAGAAGCTCCATTTTCAGTAGTTACTTCTACCCATCCAATTTGCGCCATGTCAGACCCGCTTACAGCGTACTTGTCTTTGATGATAATTGGAGAGTTATCGAAGATAACGTCATCAGCTTCTAAAGAACCAGCCATTCCATTAGTTCCTTTTTTGAACTCAGAACCATAAATGAATACAGTATAAGTAAGTCCAGCTCCACCAATTTGTCCAGCTGCTTCGTAGTAAGCTACGTCAAAAGTACCAGCCCCAGTGTTTACTGAAGTAACAATACCTTTGTTTAAGCCAGCTCCTGCATTATCAGAAAGAACAATAGTTTGTCCTACTCTAATAGCAATACTTCCACCACCTGGCACTAAAGTATCATTCACAGTAATAGTAGCAGTATCTGCTCCTGCTGCTGCTCCTGAAGCACAGTTAATGTATTTAGTGTGTAGTCTTCCTTGTTCTGCCCATTTGATAAGGTCAGAGTTAGAAGGCATTTCAGCTCCTACTAAACGTAGAAACGATGCAACGGTACGATTACCGTATCTTTCAAATTCCTTCTCATAAGTATCAGGTAGATACTGATTTAAGAAATCGAAGTTAGTTATGTAATTTGTAGCCAAGGGCACTTGTTCTGCGCTTGGCTGTAAAGCGAACCCGGGGGTTGCCTGAACAGCTCCTGCCATAATTTTGAATTTTTATTTTTTATTAATACTTCTAATTTTTAAGCCTCGTCCCGAATCAGGGTTAACTGACTTGACTTGAAATCCTCCCTTATTGGTTACTTCTGGAGCTCTACGTTCACTCATGTTTATATTTTTAGTTTTACGTAAAACATCTTCGGTTGCCTCAGACTTGCCTTGCTCATAAAAGAAGTTGGCAAATTTGTCGGGGTTCATTGCAATTGCTAAAGCTCGGTGGTATCCTCCCGCATCTTTCATTAAACCATCCTCGTCCAAATACTTATTAATAAAGTTCATTGGAGTCTCTTGGTTTTTTTTGATAGACTGAGTATCACCTGGAGAGTAAGTCACTGTATTGTCGCCTAGCGAAAATTCAAAACCTTTGAAATCTTCAGTAAAAACTTCGTCAGTTTTTTTAATAAACCAACTACGTTTTGCATCACTCTCTTCCTGTTGAGTTTTAACAGATTCAATATATTGCTTATAAGCTTGAAACTCTTCATTTTCGCTTTCAGAAGTAGCTACCGGGCTCGACTCAAGTGGCTGCTTATACATTTCCTTCTGCTCATTAAAGTATTTCTTCGCTTTAGCAATAGTTTTTTTCTTTGCTAATTTAGCCTTCTTGATTACCGCTTCATCATCTAGCTCTTCGTCATAAGAATAATCCTCCATAAGAGAATCAATATCTTCTGCATCTAAACCTTCGCCTTCAGTAGCAACTAAGTACTCTCTTAGCAAAGAGTCAGGATTCATAGAATCAAAGTCTCTTTGTAATTTTACATAGTCTTCAATTCCTCTTCCTGTTTCTTTTTTATACTTAAAGTAAGAAGCCACATCTTCAGGAAGCTCTTCAGATTCCTTTCGCTCTGTCATTAATTCATCAAATGAATTAATCTCCTTACCGTATCTTTTTCCAATATATGAAAGAACATCATCCTCAGATAATTCTTGAGGAGTTTCTTCTACTTCAGGAGTGTCTTCAACAACACTTTCTTCAGTAGTGTTTATTTCTACTTTGGGAGTTTCTTCTGACGATTCAGAAGGCTCACTAAATTTCTCTTCATGTTTTTGAAGAAGTTCATTTTCAACTTCTTGAACTGACTTTTCTTCAACGGCATCAACCGCTCTTACTTTTAATTCCATTAGATTATAATTTAAGTTACAAATTTAATTAAAAAACAAAGACGTTTTCTTAGCATTACCTAGGCTCAAACTCAGATAAATCAAAGCCATCAAGGCTGTCTTCATTAGACTCAAAATTTTGAGGAGGTAAATTATTTTTACGTTGTGTAATTAATTTAGACTGCTCAGTATTTTGTTGACTAATCCTTTTGCTTTTCGCTTCTTCTCGTTGGTTTTCCCTTTGAGACAAAGCATTTTCATCGATACCTCTTAGCTGCAAGTTGTAGCTAAACTCTTGCTGCATAAGCTGTGATTTAAGCTGCGCTTCCATTTTATTCTTTTCTATTTCAAAAGCCACTTCAGCCTGCTTGATTTTCATTTTAGACTGGGTCTCTAGCTCTATCTTTTGCATAGCTGTTTGCGCTGCCATTTCTTGAGACTTTAATTGCTGCTGAGAAACCATAGCTTGTTGTTGCATTTGCATTTTCTCATCACGCTCTTGCTTGGCTAATCTTTTTACTTTTAATAATTGATTAGCTAGTTTAAGGTTTTTAATCTCTCTAATATCAATAGCATCTTCAAGATTAATATCTCCCTTAGACAAAGCCATCTGAATATTCTGCTCAAGCATTGCTTTTTGCTCTTCATCCGGAGAAAGCTCTATAAAGACACCAAAGTCATAAATGTATAAATCAGATATTTCACCTAATATACTTACGTTATACTTACCTATCTTATTTATAAAGTCTTCTTTAAAGTCTGAGTATTCTAATATATCAGCAACTCTATAGGTTAAAGCCTCTGCTAGACTTCGGTATATATAAAGACTACCATCTAAGATATGCCTTGTGGCTGTATTAGAATTTAATGCAGCTAACTTCTGAACACCGACTAAAGCTTCAGGAGATGGTGTAGAACCGTCTCTCGCTTCATTTAAGCCTGTTACAGAGCGAATCATGTTTAAGTAGTGGTTATAGTTAGCTATAAGCATTTGTGTCTTAGAAGCGCCTGAATTGCTTGTAAGCTGCTGTATAGGAATTTTACCTTGATTGTACTCTCCATCTTGGGTATAACTTCTACCTACAACACTACCTGTTTGAAAGTATAATCGTAGTGCATCTGAAGGGTCATATGAAGAGCCTGTTCCTAAATCAACTTCATTAATACCATCCGCATCAATATAAACTCCATCGGGTACAGTTCTAGCAATAACTTGCTGTAGCTTTAAATGAGTTATCTGTATCAAATCAGCAAACGGAATCATTCGTCTAACCAAAGACTCAATAACTCCTTTGTACATTCTTGGTGCAACAGCAACATAATTAGGAAGTGCGTGCTGAGAAGTAGACTTAGGTCTTACCATGTTCTCCGCTAACTCCCATTTCAATAAAATGTTAGTGCCCATAACCATAACGCCATTATACCAAACGTCAATAGTTTTTTCTATTTTTTCAAAGTTACTCTCTTCAAGCATTTCTGCTGGTGGGTTAAAACTGTCGTCCTTTTGTATCATCTTAGAACCACCTCCCTCAAGTATTCTTTTCTTATAAACCATCTTCTTAGTGGTCTTATAATTAAAGTACATAAGCGTACAGGTATCTCTATAAAAAATATCATTCTCATAAAACTGAGCTACATTATAGTAGTCGTACCAGCTTTGACTGTATTTAGATATTTCCTCTAAATCATCTTTTGTTAGAGAAGGGTCTATTTTAAGAAGCTCTCCAATTGGAAGCGTTTTAATCTCTCCCCAATAAAAACAATCCTTAAAGTGAGGGTCTTCGGTATAACTATAAACTACATTAGCTGGGTCTACATAAGATATCTGCACACCAGCTCCAGGGAGGAACTCGTGTTTAGCTACAGCCATACCTATAACAGTAGAATCGTAATCTAATTGTTTACGAATATCATCATAATGATTTTCCGCAAACATTGTGTCTATAGCTTCTTCTTCAGCAATTTCAATCGCTGGCTTATAGTTTAGGTTCATATATAATGAAAGCTCCTCATCAGAGTTAGGAAGCTCATCAGGGTCCATTATAAAAGGGTCTACACCAGTTTGCTCTTGAATAGTAGTCAAGATGTCTTTAGCCGCCATCTGCCCTTCTATCATATCCTGATACTTACTTCTCTTTGATTGAGATAATGCATCTTGAGCATAAGCTTTTACCTTAAACTCTCGGTCTTGCATTCCATTGACAACAATGTCAACAAACTTCGGAAGTATAGGAACTGGAGTCCAATCTAAGTTTAGATAGGACAAGTCTCCATCAATTGCCAACTCGTTTTTATATTTAGCTACAGACTGTTCGCCTCTAGCGTAAAGTCTTAGTCTGTGAAAATCTCTCCACTGATTATAATATCTACATTGGTTACCGTCTTTTTTAAACCATTCGTATTGAATGGCTTGTCCAATCTGTAAACCAAATTCGTCAGTAGCCTTTTCAGCATCTGAAACAAATTGACTTGGAAAGCCTGTAGATGCAATGTCTATTGTAACATCCTTCATCTATCTAATTAATTCACTTAAAGTTCCTTTATTTGTATACCTTGCAAAGTTAAGGTTTATTTTTGATTGTTTTTTCTCCACTTGGTACATGTGCTTTTGGTTTGCCATGATAGCTAATCCTGAACTAATACTAGCATCAAACTTAGTTCTGTTATTAATATCAAACTTTGCCCAGTCCTCTAAGGTTCTGATAAACAACATACTGCCCATCTCGTTTTCACCCCTAAATGTGCCTTCTAAATCTAGTCCTATATTTTTTTCTATGTATGATTCTATAGCGGCGGCGTGAGACTGCTTTACATCTTCAGAACTGTTAGGTATGCCGCCTAGCTCTTTTTCTGTTTTTGAAAGTTTAGATATGTGCTTGTCGGGTCTGTTCATAGAAAATCCCCTATAGCCTCTATTTTTAAAATGATACAGTAAACGAGGTTTGTTATTTTCTACAAGTATAGGCATACCATAAAACACGCAAGCCATTAATACTTCTTCAAAAAATATCTCAGCCGTCTGCGGTCTAGCAACATACTGTAAGAAAAACTCATTCGCAGGAGCTTCCTCCATGCTAAACTTAGTAAGCCCATGTAGCGCTCCATTAGAACCTCCACCTCCTACAGTTCCAGATATATCATATGAGTCACATCCAAAAGCTCCTATGTGCTCATTTCCCGGATACCTTACGCCATTTCTTGTAATAACATTATTCTGTAAAGGCTTTGACGGTATCCAACTTATTAAAAACCTACCACGTTTATCTGGACTAAATAAAACCTTAGTATCTTTTATACCGTTCTGCCAGTAAAAATTACCTCTTGTTAAGTGGTGTTCCATTATTAAAGAGTCGTTGTAGTCTATCTGCTGGTATATCTTTGTGAGGTTAAATAAAGAAGACTTGCTTTCGTCTCTAAAAGCGTGAGACTCCGTTCTAGGAAATTGTCTGTAAAATTCATTTAAAGCATCGGCATCAGACTTTAAAGACTCTACCTCCGCTTGCCAGTAATCAATAGCACCATTGGTTATCCACTCTCCATCTACACCTCTTGTTTTTTCATTAGGTTTTCTTAAAACAGGATGGCCGTAAATATCTATAAAGCCCTCCATGTTCCACTCCATCGGGATGAAAAGTGAATACATACCACTTTTGGTTTGACCATTTGCGTTCCTTGTATTTACATTAGAGTCTTCGTATAGCTTTTTGAAATTGCTACCCCCTTTATCTAATGCATTGGAAGTAGAACCCATTAAACACTTTCCTATAATTTTGCTACCTAAACGCAAACAA